AGTTTGTTACTAAAGGTTGTATAGCTTTACTAACTGTACCTAACTCAACATCTCCGATTCTTGCAGTACCGGCAACTGTTCTTAATCCATCTGGTGCTAAAAATATTAAGTCACCACCAATCTCTTGAATACTATAGCCACTTAAACAACCAACATTCTTTGTAACAGGTACTATGGCTATATTACTTGAATCATTTATATTTATTAATTTAAATATACTGTTTGTACAAAATATAAATAACTCATTACGGAATCCTCTGATTCCTTCTATCTGGTCTTCTACTACTATAGAACCTGAACCAGTACCACTAAAGCTTGTAGGGTCTAATGTAGCACTAAAAAATATAGTGCTTAAATTATCTTCAACTCCTGCAGCTATTAAATGTTTATCGTGAGTTGTAACATATTTAACACCCTTTGTTCCTGTTACAGTTATTTCTTCTGCAAAGAATGTTCTAGATGTTAATACTCCTGTACCTTCCATTCTAAATATGTAAGGTTTGTTAGCACCATCAGCTATAATAACTTGACCATAATCAAATGTAGCTCCATCAAATAATGTAAACTGACATTGACCTTGTGAAGTTCTTGTTAGTGTGCTTCTACCTGTAAAGGTACTGTAATTATCGCCACTACTTGATACAGAACTTCTACCTATATTTATCCAAGTTTGTCCATCATTAGTAAAAAATATTCCTGTACCTGCAGTAGCTATTACACCATCTGCATAAGGAAATACACCTAATATATTTGTTGTACCACCTGTAGGTTGTGTAGCACTTGTAGTACCAAACTTTTGATACCCATTAATTCTTCTGTAGCCACCCTCTGTAGAAACCTCAAAGTTTCTTAAGTCTTTTGCAACTCCGGGAGTTTTAAGTAAATCAATTACATTAGATGATTCTACTAAACCTCCATTTACTGCGACTGTATAAGGTTGACTTATTGCCATACTTAACTATTATCTGTTATATATGTTTTACCAGTTGTAATAGCAGTAGTATAAGATGTTTTACTATCTGAACTACCTTTAACATCTGGGTCAGTATATTCTAAAATAATTTCTAAATGGTCTACATTTCTTTGAACCATTTCGTTTATTTCAGCTTGTGTCATACCTGTAACATCCCAACTACTAGCTTTAACACCATTTATAAGGTCCACGCTATCTGTTGCTGCTGTTAATACTTCTGATACTGTTGCCATATTATTCTCCTTGGTTTAATTTTGTTTTTAATTCTTCTACTTGTGCAGAAAGTTCTTTTACTGCATTAATTAGTGGATAAATAAACATTTCTTGTGAAAGTCTTTGTGAGCCATCTTCTTCTTGTGACCAACCACCAAAATTTTCATGTCCAACTTTATCTAATGCTGCTTTAACATCTTGTGCAATCATTCCGTATAGTTTAGTTTCTGTGTCCATTTCTGCTTTGTCTTTATCTACATATCCATCTGGAAACTCTGAACTATCTTTCCAATTAAAAGTAACTGGTTTTAGCTCATTAATAAAACTTAAACCTATGTCGGTAGATTCTATATTAGTTTTTTTATGTAAGTCTGAACTTCTACTAAATGATGCGTTAGAAGTAAATACATTACTTACAACATTACCAGATTTACCAAAACTAAATGTGTTAGCAGCACCAGTTAGCTCTGTACCTAATGTTATACAACGACTATCACCATCAGCATGTGTAGCTTCAAAACCTACTGCAACATTAAAATCTCCATTAGTATTATCCTTACCCGAGTCATAACCTAAATAAGTATTTCTTTGACCTGTTGTATTATCGTGTCCTGCTATAGAACCTACAAACACACTAAATGGTCCAGTTGCACTTTGACCTGCTTGATAACCAACTGCTGTGCAAGAATTATTAGTTGTAATACTTGACAAAGCTCCTTGACCTACTGCAGTATGATTAGCACCTGTAGTGTTTGCACCTAAAGCATCTACACCAACTGCTGAATTGTTTGTACCTGTTGTATTAGCATCTAATGAATTTTTACCAATACCTGTATTATTACCTCCAGTTGTATTTGCTGTAAGTGCTTGATAGCCAACTGCTGTGTTGTGAACAGCAGAAGTATTTGCAGTAAGTGCTGCAAAACCAACAGCAACTCCTTTATCTCCACTTGTGTTTGCAGCAAAAGCATCTGTTCCAACAGCAGTCATATTATTAACTGTAGTATTAGCTGTTAAAGTGTTATATCCAACTGCGACATTTTGAGAACCAGTTGTGTTAGCAGCTAATGCTGTATGTCCTAAAGCTGTGTTATTATTTCCTGTTGTGTTAGCACTTAAAGATTCAAAGCCTATAGCTGTCAGTCTGATGCCTGTTGTATTAGCATCAGTTGATATACCACCGACTACTGTGTTTTGGTCGCCTGTGGTGTTTAAATTTAAAGCATTTAGACCAACTGCTGTGTTATTTGAAGCTGTGGTGTTTGATAATAAAGCACCTCTTCCAATAGCAGTATTATTGCCACCTGTCGTTAGAGAAAACAATGCAGCTTGTCCAACTCCTGTGTTTTGTGTTCCTGTAGTAGCAACAAGACCACATCTACCACCTATATATGTATTACTATTGCCTGTAGTAAGTGCATTACCTGCTTGTCTTCCTACTAATGTTGCTTCACTTGCAGTAGTAATTGAAGCACCTGCTTGTGAACCTATTACTGTACATCTTATACCAGAAGTTAATGCAGAAAAAACATTATCTCCTAAACCTGTATTATCAGTAGCACTTGACAAAGTACCTGTACTTGCGTTTTGACTAATTAAAATACTGTCAGTAAAGTTTGTAGCATCTGCTAATACTCCTATTTCTAATAACTCATTTGGTACTTTTGTTGTCATCTATATCTCCTAAAAATATGTTCTATCATCTGTCATGTATTTAGGCGTTGGATTCATAAGATTTGATTTCATGTATCTCATTGCTTTCTTATAATCATCTAGTGCAAAAGCTGCCTGTTGTGGACTTTCTTTAAACTGCCATACATAGTATCTAGTCCTTGCAGTCACAACATTACTGTATTGTTCTGGTAATGCCATTGTATCTCCATGAGCATCTAAAGCTGTAGGCTTTGTAAATGCATAAAAATGTACATTATAAACTTTATCTGGTATTGGACTTAATCCAAACTTTCTACTATCAGGAGATTTAATTACATATTCAGGTTCACCATGACTTGAATCTGCATCGTCTGAGTTTTCACTATCTCTGTAATATCTTCTCCAATCAGCTAGTGTTAAAAATTTTAATCCTTTAGAAACAAAAGGACTTGATTCTCCACTTACATTTATTGTTGTTATGTAGAAGTCATCCCAATCTATAGAAGCAAAGTCTGTAGTTATACTAGAACTACCATCTTTTAAAGTATAAAATCTTTGTCCTGCTACAGTTGCTACTGTTGTATTACCATAGAAAGGGTCTGTACTTCCACTTACACCAGCACTAAAAAAAGGTAATTGTGGTTCTTGATTAGCTATATCAAATATAGATTTATTAATTGCATCCTTTACAAACTTTTGAAAACCTACAGCGTTTGCAAAGTTTGCAGAAGTTAGTGGAATTTCATTTAGTTCTCGAAGAACTTCGTTAGTTAAATCTAAATATGTTGTAGCCATTATTTTTTATGTACCTTTTGTATTGCAAAGTTTGCCATTAAACTTGCACCTTTGTGTGGTACAAACTTCCCTTTATGTTTCATTAATTTAAAACTACCATTTTTTTGTTTCATCCAATGGTAGCCCTTTGGTGCTTTAACTTTCATTTTAATTTGGTTTTAAAACTTCACCACCACCAGCGTACATGATTCTGTCATTATGTTTACCACCATGTTTCATCATTTTTCTTTCATCTTTCATCATCATTGTACCACCATGACCTTTTTTTGTTCTAGCCATGCTACCATACATCATAGGTTTTCTCATTTTTTTCATTTATTTCTCCACTTTATTTTTTTCATTATAGTAACCCGGTCTTAAACTTTCATTATAACCAGCCATGTCTTTACACATTTCTTCTTTTTCTTTTAAAGATTTGTAATAAGAAATGTTTCCACTAGGCTTTGGATTACCTGTTTCTTGTTGTTCATATTTATCCATATCTTTCCTTTAAAAAAGGAGGAGTCCTAAGACTCCCCCAAATGATTACTATTAATCAATACCGTAGAAAGCACTTACTAATGCTTCAGG